CTTACGATTAAATTCTTCTACTTCGCTCTGCGCTTGAGCCTGCTCAGCGGGAGTAGCTTCAGACAGGATATCACCCATAGCCTGCACGTCAGCTGCCTCGATATACTCTCCTTCAGACATCCTCCGAGAGATGGTATTCAAAAGGTCGATGACCTGCTCGTCCGTCTTCAGAAACTCAGGGCCTAAGTATTTCTCTAGCCCGAGCATCTTTGCCAGCTTTCGTAAAAAATCCTTAACGGCGTTCTTTGCTGGCTTATTGAGCGTACGATATTCAGCAGTAAGGATGCCCGTTAGCTGCGCAAGGTACTCTTCGTCCTGTATGGTAGGAGCGTCTCCGTAGCGAGCAACGAACTCATCTATGTCCTTAGCCATTTGGCTATTGGGGTCGACAACTTTACGTACCGACTCGAGCATCTTGCGTGAAACCGTTAAAGCTTCGGAATCAGTGCTTATGTTTTGCAAAAGCAAAGCGTGAAATACTTCGTGAGGCGCCGTATACAGATTCGCTTTGCCGAGGTTGATATGAATCGTTTTAGTCTTGGGGTCGTAATTCCCTGCCGTTTGCTCCCCTGCAAATCTCTGATATTCTTCAGGGCTTTCGTGAATAAGGATTTTTACTTCGGGAGCTATCTTCCTTATGGACGCCGCTGCCTTGACCGACATCTGACGAACTCGATTCATTCGCCGCTGTGACTTGGGGTCAGCTGTGGGAGCTTTTTGCTTGCGGTTGATAACGAGGTTCTCAGAGACCTTCTCTACGCCTTCTATGTCTTGTTCTCCAAAAAACTCGTCAATATCTACCTGCTCTTCTTCGGTCACCTCTTGTGTCGGCTCCGACACAGTTTTCTTAGGGGCTGCTTTCTTAGGGGCTGCCACAGGTTTAGGTGAAGGGAAATTAGCATCATCGTAATCCTTCAAAGCTTTTTTTGCGGCTTTTAGCTTAGGAGATACTTCACTAAAATTAGCTGGAGTTAGTTCATCCTCCAAAGCCTTTATTTCAGCAACTAAATCCTCCCTTGCAGCCGTTGTTCCTGTTCCTATAATTATGTCGTAGGTAGGTTTGCTGACTGGCTTCCCGTTTACCACTCGCCTTGGTTTTACTACAAAATTTATAATTCTTTTCCCTTTAGGAACAGCATCGCTAGTTTCTGCGTTGCGGATGTCAACAGGCTGTTCGTCCACTATTTCATCACCTATATTATCAAATACAAATCCCTCAGCTTCTAGCTCAGCTTTATTTGCTTCGTACCAAGCCGCGTCTTCTTCACTTACAATACCCTTGGATTTGGAGACGTTATTAAGGTAGCTAGCAATAGCCGCAGCTTTTTCTTCAAGACTTGTAGCGGCAGCAAAAGTCTTTTTAACCTTGTCAATCCGCCTTTGCAAACCTTTCTGCTCCTTCTCCGTCGGCGCCTCCTCTACCGCGACTTCCGCCGTCGGCGGCGCTTCTGCAACTTGGTCTTCGGCCTCAACCTCTGTGGTAGGTTCTCCGATGTCGGGTACTCCTTCTCCCACCGCTTCGCTACTTGGGGTAAGTTCTGGTGCATCCACCGTCTCTGGGCTTGGCTCTTGAATGGCATCTGTTTCTGGCGTTCCGTATAGTATCTGGTCTAGCTCCCCGTTAAGACTGTTCAGCTCTTCTTGCTGGCGTTTAACAAGGATAGGGTCTTTCCCTTCAATTTGTTCCTGTAAGTCTTTCTTCCTAAGTAATATCCCTAAAGCCTTCTTCTTCTGGCTTACCGTTAAGTCGGACGGGATATCTCGGTTGACGGCGATTACCTCATCGAGGTTGTCCATCTCTTGCTGTGCATCCTCCTTGCTTATTTTGCCTTGGTTAATCTTAGCCTGGAGGTTTGTATAAAACATATGGCGGTAAGTCAGCTCGCCACGAGCTGTTTGGGAGCTTACGTTTTCAAACATCTCAAACGTCGCGTCATCGACAGCCGTAAAGTCATAGCTACTTCGCGCTGCGCTGATAGCCCCAGGAGTTCCCAGTACAAAACCACCTACAGCCTCTTGAGCACCTGCGTAAAGCATCCTGTTAAAAGTTTCCGAACTCCAAGTTTCTGGAGTTTCAAACATCTCCTTATCCTTCATCTCGTTGTAGATATTCTTAAAGCCTATATCCACGCCCTCTTGCAAAAATCCCGTTTCAAACTCAGCTAAACCTGCTCCCGTTATAACTAAAGCTCCTCGACCAATAGCGCTATTAATTTCGCGCATAACGACTTCATTGAAAGCCTTACCCTTGACATTTGCAGGAGTTTTTTTCAAAGCCTTCATAAGGATTCCTGTAAGCAACCCCTTTTGCTTTAGAACATTCCTAACACCCAAGGACTCTAAAACCGAAGACGCAGAGCCAATAGCTAATTTCAATCGAAACCTCTCAGCTTCAGATATATCCCGAAAGTCAGGGTCTTTAGCCATCTCTTGCTCTAAGGCGCTGCTTATTTGAGAGTACATAGCCGCTGTACGAGTAATAAAGCCACCTGGGACTAGTATAGCTGGAAGCGAACGAGTAACGCCTAACAAAGCGCCGCCCCAAAATGACTCGTACATCAAGTCTGCGGCTTCGGGAGTAGACTCGGGGTCTTTCAAGAAGTCAAGACTTTTACGTAAGGCGGCAAGCTCGCCGTCCGTTACCTCCATATTTTTAGAGGTAGCGTATTGAGAGTATGCGTTTAAGGCTTCTTCGTAATCAATTGGTTCTCCGCGCTTGCGGCTCTTGAGCTTAGTGTCTACTATACTAGTCTGTATGGCTATGCTTTCCTTTGCTGGGATACCCTTGTCGGTTTTCATCCAAGCTTTAAATTCATCAACCGTCATATCAGACGCAGACGGCACGTCATAGCCCTTGTCCGCAGCTTCTTTAAGGTAGTTATCCTTAAAGAACTCGGGGTCAGTCTCCATAAGAAACTTAGGGTCGTAGCCTGTATCTAAACCAAAGTCCTTTGCGCCAGCCGCAATTTCAGCGATGCCTTGAATAAATTCATTTCTAAACACACCTCCACTCCAGTAACCTCTTTGGGCTAACATCTCAGTATACTCTCCCGCTAGCCTATCTAGCTGAGCCCCTTCTTCTTTTGCCTTTTGGTCTATTTCAACTAGAAACTCTCGTTCTTTTTCGAGGCTGTCTCTATCATTCAAAAACCTCTGGTACTCCTCGGGGTTGTTTTTTATATACTCTGGGTCATAGGTTAAAAACTGAGGGTATTTATTTTGAAATTCTAGTTTTCTTTTAAGGTAGTCTTGAGCGGAGCGGTTTATTTCTTTTTGCTTTTGATTAATGCGCTTTACCTCATCGTCTCGTTGCTTATTGGTTACAAACCTGCGGGGAGCGTCTAATCCTTCCTGCCTGTTTTCCCTTAAAAAGTCTTGTAGCTTTTTCGCTTCAGCGGTCTCGGTTTTGGTATTGAAGTCTAGGCCAAAGGGGCTTAGAATCTTAGGCATCTCAAATGGGTCAAGGTCAACCTCAATAGACTTCCCATTGCCTGCGGTTACCTTTATAGCATCTCCTATACCAGCGGGCTCAACCTCAAATCCGTAAGGCTTAAACACATCGGTAAGCTCTTGAGCCACTTCGTCCTCATCGCCTCGGTCGATAAGTTGAGGCGAAATCATTTCCATACGCTCCTCAAAAAAGTCAGGGTCAGCCGCTCCCGTTAGGGTAGTCGCTGGTTCAGCAGCTTCAGTCGCTGGGGCAATAGCTGTCTCAACAGGAACTTCAAGCTCTGGTGAGACCAAAGAACCAGGCTCCGATACGAATGCCGTATCTTTTTTTTTTACATCACTAAAATAAGAGTCAAAGAACTCATCCCTAGTTAGGTCGGTAAGATTTTGCTCAGATATATACCCCCATAGCTCGTTAAACTTCTCTGGCTCTGAGTAAGCAATTTGAAACGATTCCGCATCAAGGTCTGTTAAGTTTTGAGACTTTAAATAATCGTAAAACTCTTGGTACTTCTCGTTCATTATTATCAGTTAAATTTAGGACGACCCCCTTGCTGCTGACCAAACCTAGCCTTTTCTATATCTGTTCTATGCTCGCTTATCCAAGCCTTTAATTTAGCCATTTGATAATCAGCATCTTCGGAAGATTCATTCGTAGGAATTGTAATAGATTCCTTATCACCCCTTAAATCTCTGACAATAATTTTATTCGATGGACTACCATCAGGCTCAACCGTAAATCCTAAAGGCGATAATATCTTAGATAATGTTGAAGCGGCTGAGTTGTCACTGGATTTAAAAGGCTCAGCTGTTATTTTATTCTCTAACTCTCTGTATGGAGCCATATAATCAACGGGCTCTGCGCCTCTTTTAAACTCTACCACGTCGATAGCATTGAAGTTTGTCCTTTTAGGACTCCACATCCCCTCTTCAAGGATGTCATCGTAACTACCTTCAGTATCTCCAGTTAAAATCTTTACCGCTGATTTAGTAAAGTCTGCGGCTGACATCAGAATTTCATTCCCATCTTTATCTTCGGTATAAAAACTTAAGAAAGCGTCTCCTTTGCCATCTGCTGTTTTTATTTCTATACCTCTATTAGTCCTTTTTGCGTAAGTAACCATAGTGTTTCCACCCATTATATCTTGTATAGTACTTTGCAACTCCTCAACATTCCCAGAATAAAGACCCGCTACGTTATCTAATTTACTTATTAGCTTTTTATTCTTATCACCTAAGTTTCTATAATACGCATCCCTAGAATAGTCTTTCGGCATAGCCGTCTGCTCCTTGTCAAGCATATTAAGCATCTGTCCGCTTAAGAACTCACGAGCCTTGGCTTTCATATCATCAGTGACTTCTGGCATAACAATGCCGTCGTTCTGATTTTTCATAGCTACATTAAACTTATCGCCTTTCTTTGTGGTCTTTTCCCCGTCAATGTCGTAGCCATCAATTAGTCCAAGCTCTTCGAGTATACTTACTACGCGAATTGGATTGCTATCAACAAGGGCTCCAACTTGCTCGTCAAGCGCTGTTTGGAATCCAGCTTCTTGGCTAGAATCAGAAAGGGTTAGCACACCTTTTTTACGAACTACCCTTACATCTTTACCCACACCGTCTATCCAACTTTGCAAGTCTGGTGAGTAATCATACCTGTCATAACGAGAGCGCATACGGTTGGTAATACCTTCAATGCTACTGAACTCGGAAGCGTTTTTAGACAGACCACCATCTTTATCAAGCATACCTATGCTAATCTTTCCGTTGGTAGGGTTTACAAACGCCTGTGTCTTAGACCAGTTCTGAAACTTATTGAGCTGCTCCTGTATCGCTCCCTCCATACCAACGATAGACTCATTGTTCTCAATGCGGTCCATTGTCTCCTTGTAATACTGTTGAGCATTTTTAGATACGTCTTGCAAAGCCTTGAAGCTATCCTCTACGTTCTGTCGATTGACAGTAAAGTCTCTGGGGTCAAGGAAACCAGATTTTAGCAATCGGTTCTGAGACATTAAGTACTGAGAGGCGTCAGATGAAGCGTTTAGAATCCATTCATTGGCCGCTTTGTTTTCGCCTTGCGGAGCATCGGACAGGATGTCTCCTGTAGCCCGAGACGAAGCATCAATCTCCTCACGTTGTTTCTCGCGTTCAGCCTCCTGCTCCCTGAGCGTATCAACAAGGTTAGTAGTGATAGCACCCCAGTCTACCCTGCTCTTCTCGTCTCTCTTTACGTACTTATAGTAGCTCATTTTCCTCCTGTCATTGGGGTGTAGTTTTTCGCAGCCCGTATCTGGTCATTAGTCAATACCTGACCCAAAAGCTCTTGCTGAGTGAGGCCGCCAAGTGAGCCAAAGAAATCACCGAAGTTACCACCGCCTCCTAAAGCGGTTTGCATAGTATCTAAGTCAAGACCATATTGTCGAGCGAACTGTTCACGTTGACCAGCTGTCATACCAGCCATCTGTTGCTGTAAAATAGGAGTGGTTTGCGCTAGGAACTGGCTTCGTTGGTCACCACCTAACTCCTTACCAATCATCTTAGCATCACGACCTTGCTTATACAACGCCTGTCCAGCATCAATCGTAGCCCCCACACCAGCCAGCATCTCAGCCCCCGAGGTGATAGCCTCAGCCATCGCTTCTTGTGAGTCAGCAGCAGCTTGCTGAGACCCAGAAGCCTCCGCCTCCGCGATGCCTCGCCGAGCATCTATATTAGCTACGTCCTGGCCTTTTACAGCTATATCCCTTCTGTATTGCATCATTTCCTGAGCCGACCGTAACTGGTCCTCTAAAGCGAGGCTACCTCCGACAGCGACTCCCGCGCTACGTGCCGCTCCCCTCGGGTCAGCTTCCTGTGCCGCCTGCACCTGTTGGGCCATCAATCGCTGCTGGCTCTCTCGTGCCTGCATATAGGCTTCTGTAGGGACAGAAAGCTCCTGCATAGGATTAATCTCAGTGAGGCGCTTTGCCTCACGCGTCGCCTTCTGAGCTGCTTTCTGAGCGTCTTTAATACGACGGTTAGCCTCAATGGCTTGGTACGTACTTACGCCCGCCGAAGCTAACTGTAGTGCTGCTGTTACAAATGCCATACGATTTATGTTTAGTCAAAGATAATTAGAATCAAGGATACGATTTCATCATCTGGCTTTCTACTACGAAAAGTTCCGTAGCGATAGTCGATGAGTTGGTCGCGATAAACTTGCAGTAGTGTCCGAGTACACCGTGGGACTCTGCCTGTGCGTTCTTTACGCCCATCATATACCAAGCGGCTTGCGGATTCGTTCCCCCCGCCGACAACGTAAAGCTGACCTCAGTCCTATCGGCTGAGAACGCGGTGACGGGACCCACTACAATAGGGACGCCTGGATTATTAGGGTCAATCGTATACAAGATATCTCCAATAGATAAGATACTGCTTATGGGGAAACCAAAGGTGATGACTCCAGCCGCCACAGTGGCATTAGAGCCGATGCCGTTGACCGAGCGAAGGACATACTGCGAAGGGTCGATGGTTAAGGCGGGCTCTCCGTTCTCTCCGTCAGGGTTGCGAACGAAGGCAAAAAACACAGCCTCTTTCTTTTCAAACCACGCTTCATCGATATACCCGTTTTGAATGTCCGTCTCCAGCTCAATCTCCCACGCTTGGTCCGACTCCAACTCCATCGTCTTCCACAAAGTATTGTCCGTAGGGTTATCGTTAAAGATACTAGTCATCTGAGACGAATAGTTTACCCCGTAATACTGATTGCGGATTTCGTTGGTGTTGTGCCTATATAAATTACCGCCTTTAAAAGAATAAAAGTAGTTATTCATACCAGCCATCCACTCGGGGATATACGAGTAGAACGAAGGCCACCCTTTTACGTCAGGGGAATATGTTAGTGTCTCAGCCATTAGCTTGTTTTTTCTACGATAACTCCACCTACAACGTGAATGTATAAACACGACCCACCCAAGTCCTCTATATTATAGTATCCATCATCCGCCAATGACTGACCTAGCTCATCTTTAAACACCCAATCGCGTACTTCAGGAATGCCAAATAAATTAGGGGACAGGACGGGGAGGTTATATAAAGTCTGGTTTATAGGCTCGGAACATACGTTTCCAGATTCATTTACCATAACGCTAGCAGAAAATCCAGTGAGGATACGAGGGCAGTCTACATCGACTGACCAGTTGGGGGCCGCTGATGCTGGTGGACAAGCACTTATTATACGAAGGTCTAAGGTAGAAGGAGCAGCTGTCGGTTTAGAAACGTAAAGAACATATTTGCCCGCTCCTCCGCTAGTAAGGCTTGCCAAATCGGAAGAGACTATATTAATAGAATCGGTAGTTTCGCTATCTTCAAAATTTTCATCAACTTCATCCCATTTATAAATTGGAAACACACCACTCGCGGGGGTACATATTGTGTCGTCACCGTAATATGGACCTTCGAAATAAGAAGAAGGTGGATTGTTTCCTGAGGTTATTGTAGTAGCGCTAGAAACACTCGTGGTTTGGTTGTTGTATGTAGCAAAAATACCAGATGGGGCTCCAGGGGTAAAACGAATTGCTACCACGCCTGTGCCTGTAGCCAAATCATAACTAACTTCATAAATCTGTTCATTAGACAAAGTTGTCCCCGCTATAGGTAATGGCTTAGCGTCGGTACATTTTCTATCACAAGCAGCGCAAGAAACAGTAGGTAAAAGAACACCTCCCGACTGTTCACGAACTACAGAGTTTCCGTTAACCGTAGATTGATAAAACTGGTCGGGCGCGAGCAAAGACAAACCCTCATCCGTATATACCGAAGTAGAAGACATTAAGTTATCTCCGTTTAAGTAGAACGAAGAAGGGGCGCTACAGGCGCAACAAGCCTGGCCAGCAGAAGAGCCGAAACAAAGCTTAGCGGGCTGTGCTTCCCTGTAATCATATATTAAATACAGGTACTCGTCAAGATTATTAGGCAACGTAAAGCTTCCTGAATACAGAGAAGCGCCAGTAGTGCCTGGGGTAACGTCTAAAGTTGTTGGTCCAGCAGATAAAAGATTAGATATTCCAGACGCGGTATTTTCATACAAGTTAGAGCTCCTTAAATAACGTAGCCTGTTGGCGTTATTAACGGGGTTGTATTGGAATGTGTCGCTGGAAAGCTTATTAGACTGGACGTAAACCGTAGAGCCGTTAGTAGGAAAAACACCAACGCCTTGACTGCCAGTCAACATTTGATACTCGGAAACAACAGGGTTGTCACCGCTAGAAAAACTTACAAAAGATTGGTATAGGGGGCTGTTGTAGCTTCCTTCAGTAAAATTAAATTCATTGTGTATCGTATTTCCGTTCTGCCAATCTAACGTTAGGCACACCATAACGATTTTTAATTCGTTTTCCTTCGGGCAAGACACGCCGAGCTGTAAGTTTTCTACCTGGCCTCCGTTAGCTGTAATAGTTATTTCTACCGTATTGGGGTTTATAGTAGATTTATTGAAGATAAGCGTTCCCGATTGATTCTGCTGTGTAGCAGAAAAGCTCGTTCCGTTATAAGTAGCGACAACATCAAAGCTAGCGCTTGGACTCAAGAAAGGGTTGCCCCAACTTAAAGTTACGTCTCCCACTGCCGCGCCTAGGTTTACACAAAACGTCTCGCCTAAGCTATTGGGGAAAACGTTAAATGTTTGAGATATATCGCAATTCACACAGGCCGCCTCAACAGGAAGCTTGTTCTCATTTGACGATACCACATACTCGTCCATATATGGGTCGTAGCCACCCAGCTTTTGTGTATTAAAGTTAGCGTTAAATAAATCCCTAAAGTAGCTGCGCATACCTTCTTGAGAAACTACGGAGAGCTGCTCGTTACTGAAGCTAGAGCCGCGCAACTGAATGACAGCACCACGCTTAGCGTCGGTAAAGTATTTATCCATACCGAACTCAGCGTAGCTTTCAGGGTTAGCTGAGATTCCGTATTCCTCTACCCTAGCGACCTGCTGGCCCAATATCAAAGGAGCCGCAGTTAGAATGTTGCCGCCCTCAGCATCGGTAATTGCATCTTTATTCGTAAGCACATAAGAGATACGGTCTTCCTGCAACACCAATATGTCCGTTTCGCGAGCCACCATTTTTTGAACGGGGCCATATACGTCTTCTAAAGTTTTAAAATTTAGGAGCCCTAGGTTAAACTCGTTGAGTTTATTGACGTTGCTCTCGTCGTTATAAACGCCACTGTATGTGATGTCGGCAAAGCGGTCTGCCCGCTTAAAGTCTTGAGCTGAAACCAGTATCGTTCTCTCACCTAAAGCGAACGACTGACCAATAGATGAATCCTCAATCTTATAACTTTCTATTCCGTTACCAAATGAATAGCAGTTGAAAAAGTCTAAATCAACGACGCCTTCAGTAGTAGCGTCCTGGTTCGTTACATTCCCCTGATGATATCCACCTACTATATCATAGTTTTCGCTACCTTCAAAGAATACGCCGTCTGCAATTTCATTGGGTACCGTTTCAAAAGCGACAAGGCTCCCAGGCTCCTGAATACAAATTTCAACGGTTGTTCTAGAATCTTTAGACCCTATGCCATAAGGTCCTGCAACAAATTTGCTTCCATTTACACATTGTAAATACAAACGTTCAGTCCCGTCATTTATAATGTAAAACCCTATTTTATTTACATTCTCTTCAGGCGGATATATAAGACCGCCGTAACCCGCAGATACGCCTATAATGTTAGAAAGTATCTGTATTTCATTAGGCCCACTTTCATCTTCACAGTCAACCTGACAGTTAAACGCGTTAGTTAAAACTGGCCCTACATTTTCTCCCTCCCAAAAAGTATAAAAATTCTGATATGGTTGAGAAGCAGTAAACGTTTTGTTTACAACGCATAGCTCTGCCCCATTTGCACCCCCACACAAGGCAAAGTCATCCCTTCTAAATCGAATTTTAATCCTTACGACGCTAGCAGTAGGAACATCAAAATTGGAAAAGCTTGAAGAGCCCGTAAACAAAGGATAGTTTACTATTGAATAACCTTCGAATTTATTTTCAGTTTCGGTAGAGTTTAAGAAATCTGAAAAATTATCGGCTACACTAACTACGCTAGGGTAGCATATATTTTGAGAGCTAAGACTTACGGAAAACCCCTGTACACGTAACCGCATATAGAGACCTGGGACATTTACAACTGATTGAGAGTTTGGGCTTAAAAAATTAGTGGGCTGGGAAACCTTGTCCAACACCGTCACCTTGCGCTCCTCGGATAACGTGCCTAAAGCGTCGCGCTTTACAATAAGTTCAGTCCCCGCTTGAACCAGAGCCTGGTCTTGACCTACTAGTCGAAACCAGTAAGATGACGTGGTATTGTCATAGTAGTACGTATTAGAGTATATAACATCGTAATTAGCTCGGGATTGTTTAAGAACGAACTTATATGTTTGTGCCCAGCTAGGGGCAGTCATCCCGACTGGCAATGTTGCTCTTATTTTATTTATATAAGAGCTAGCTGTAGGAGGAACAAAAACGGTGTTTTGCGTACTAGTAAGAGCTGTGGTAGCTCTTTTGTATTCGTCCATATATACAATGCCTATCTCGTAATCCCTGTTACTATGAAGGCTTTTGTTGCTGGATTCTGTTTGAAAACTATATACGGAATTGCTAATTTTAAAGTACTCAAAATTTTGATTCGAAGCGGTACTGGTATTAGTATATTGAGCCGCCATTAACTGCAACGAAAATACATTGGGCGCAGTAGCGCTACTCCCTATAAGAAACCCTTGGTTACCGCTAGTAATGCCCGTGCTTGCGAGAGTATACCCGCCTGGCGCTGAAATAGCGCAGTTATATGTATCGGTAAACGTACTCCCCGACGAACAGTTTGATACGCTTTGAAAATTAGTAACCCCTATTTGATTTTGAAACTCAGGGCTATTAACCATTTCAAAAATACTATTGTAGTCTTGAGCAAGGTTAAACGTAAACGACAAACTAAACGAAGGGTGCTGAGGGTTAGAGCTGCTAGTCCCCCAGCCCGAGCCTGAAAACCCTTTGTGAGACACAGTAAACGAAAAGCCAAAGACGCCGCCCTGTACTAAATCATAGGTAGAGTCGGTAAAATCAAAAACAACTTTAGCTTGATTAGCGGTAACGGTAGAGTTAGTGTCAATAGTATAATTCACTCCCGTAACTTGTTCGCCTTGGTCCTGAGTTATATTTATAATTTCTGATATTACCTCAGCCGTGTAATTTGTTTTTATTAAAGCTCCTGAAGAGCTAGTTAAATCATATCCGTCCTCATAATTTCCGTACATCAGTCGGTTGCCCATAACCGTTTGAGCCTGAGCAATAAGCGGAACGTTATCATATAGACGCAATATCTCGGAAGAAGGTAGTAGCGTATATATTTCTTGGTTAGTAAAGTTGAGCGTTTGGACTATTTCGTTAGGCCACCCTTGTTCAGATTTAATGTATTTTTTGGCTACACGAACATCAAAATCGTTACCTAGCTTAAAGCATACGTCTATCCCTATAACGTTAGAGTCTCCCGTGTTAAACCCTACGACAGCCGTGTTGTAACGGTTAAGCATCCCGTCATTGAAGTTGGTGTCGGGGTCCAAGTTAAAGGGGCTGCTTTCAAAAGCTACGTCAGTAAACTGCGAAAGAGCGCTATACTCGTTGTCAATATATTTGTAGCGATATGCAAACGAAACGAAGTTAGTCTCGAGATAATTTTCTTCTCCAGGTATGTCAATAAGATTAAGGGTAGGAGCTTTTTTGGGCGGCTTCTTAATAACCGATATATCGTCTTCTACAATTTGGTCGTTATCCGCTGAGGTAGGGGCTGGGTAACTTCGTTTAACGTTAATCTTGCGTGGTGGATTATAGTCATCGGTAAAAAATAAAAGGTCCTCCACTTTATTAACTCCCGTAATAAGATAAGTCGGATTAAAGTTGAGTACGCTAGCGCTAACTACGTGGTACGTCAACAAGTCCGAATTTGTTTCGTACGAAACAATCATATCTACTTTTCCTGTTGAAGAGACTGAATTAGAACCGTCGTGAATAAACCAGTAAATAGTCTCTTTGACGCCGTCCTCAAACGAGCCAATACACTGGGCTACTTCGCTTAAATCAACACCTTTATACTGTAAAGTAGTAAGCTTAGTATTTCCCTTGGAATTCTCTATAGAGCCTACCTCAGAGCCTTCAGTAGAGCCGAGACGTACATTCAAAGCGTTAATGTACTCCCCATTAGGAACAAGGCGTTCATCGACGCTCTTGTTCATACGCCCCTTAATAAAGTGTCTCTTTACGTTGCCCATTATTTAATCCACTTATTTTGTCCGCGCAAGTTCATCAAAAGACGCCCCGGATGTATGTTGCTAATACGAATTTTAGCATTGCGCAGTAAAGCAGATTTATTTTTTTTAGCCCGATTTACTATGTACTCCTGCGTCCCCATATGTGAGTTTAGCAAAGCGTAAGAAATATACGCATAGACGTAGTCTTCAAAAAGTTTATTGACCGTAATCAAAGAGTCATCACCGCCCTCCATACCGTCGCTTACATACTCAAGGATGCAGCTTTCCCCCGACATAGCAGAGCTGAAATTTATAACTCCCGCTTTAGCGTCAATTCGAAAGGTGGGATTAGCGTTGGCAGTCTCTGTGTTAAGACCAAACCAAGCGCCCCCTACAGGAAAGTCAAAATACCACATCCCATCGATACACCACCCTTCATAACCGTTATACGGGCTGTTTTCGTTGAGGTACATAGACTTCAACGTTTTATTGAGGCGGGCCTCATCGATAGGCGAGAACTCTGGCTTTAACGCCGCTCCTGTCTCGTCAAATAAAATGCGATTGTTTGAATCTTGTAGGTACGCCTGAGCGCTGGTAACCTGTATATTCTCCGTCAAGGGAAATACCACGCCATCTTTAAACATAGAAAGACGGACCCAATTGACGTAATCGCTTGGAAGAATAAACCGCAGGTCGTCCGACACGTTAAGTTGCAATACCTTAATTTCTTTAAATGCGTCGTAGTTCAGCTCTTGTATAGCTCGCTTAGCGTGAAACAGAATCTTATACCGAGACTTCTCGTTGACGAGCTCGTTGTTACCGCTGTACATAAGCTGGTAGTTGCTGACGATATCGCGCAGGCTCACGTATTGATAGGAGCCCCAGTTCGCGTCTTCAGGTGAAGCGCCATCGTTTTCGTAGTATTGGTATTGAGTTAGGTATGCCATATTACTTGCTTGCTTGGTCGTCTAGCTGTTCTTGTGCCAGTGAATAATTTACCACATCCATCTCACGTATCGATACCCCTGAATACTCTAAAATCTTATTTACCAACCGAGGCTCGTCATCAGCAGGCAACTCAAAGTCCTGGTAGTCGGCTTGCCCTTGGTCAAATACAGGTTCGCCCGCCGTAAGGACTGAGTACGTCCAGTTAGGGGCAAGCGGATAGCGAATGTATTGGATTGTTCCTGAAGTAATAGTGTCGGGGTATGCCGTGGCGTTATTCCCGTTTTGTACGTATGCAGGAAAACTTAACGAAGGAGCAGTGAGGTACGAAGAAAGAAGGAGGTTAATCTTTGAGTTTGATACCTGCTCCATCTCGTAGTTACTTCCTTGGGGCAAAATCCTGTTGAGAAGGTAGTAGTCATTTGGAAGCGCAAACGGATTGGTAGTAAAATTAGCTACCGTAGAGAAAGTGTCGATGACTTCCTCGAGGCTTCTTGATATATCAGCATAGCCTGTACCAGACTGCCGAATATTCTCCTTATTAATCTGGTAGTTATAATCGTAAAAGTACTGGTCGAATATCTCGAGCTGCGCCTGCTTGGCATATAAATTAAAATCTGCTGGAGAGAGATACCCGAAATTATTCTTGTTCAGTATCGACAATACTGTATTTCTTACCGAATCTATCATAGGGACGCTTTTGACAAAGATAAATCAAAAAAAGGGGCCACAAATTGTGACCCCTTTCTGTTCAATACAATTAAGTCAATTACGCATTTACAATACTTGTAATTGCTTTAGGCAACTCCAATTCGTAATATGGCTTTAGCCAACTTGTTGCTAAGGCAATCTCTATTGAATTTACAATAGCTAAATACACATCAGAGCCCACTTGAGCAGCTGTAGTAATAGTTGTAGTGGTTCCGTCTACATAATCTACAGTAACGGAAGTTGCTGTTGCGCTTGCTGTACCGACAGCTTTGATGCCATTAATGCTAATTAATTGACTTGTTTTAGGCGCGTTTGTAACCTTGAGAAATTTTACCATTTTAAAAAAGTTAATGGATGAATAAAAACCAAAGATAAGGCTTTTAAAAAATTACTCTAGCTGTTTGTCAAGCATCTTCAAGACCTCGATACCATCATCGCTCTGCAAGTAAGCCGCGATAGCAGACTTCGGGTCCTCACCAAAGGGAACCGTCATCATACGCTTCTTATTGGTTTTTAAGTTAAAGTGGATGTCGCGTCCGTTATTACGCATACCCAAAAGCCCTTTGTCAAGGATTAACGACACCTTGCCGTACAGGTCCAAAGAGGGGTCTTCTAGCGCTTCCAAGAAGTCAGAAGGGTATCGCTTAGCTAGGATTAAGATATCGCGCTTGAGCTCAGCAGAAGACAGCTTACTAGGGTCAATCTCTAGGAGCACCCGAGCAATCATCTCCATTTCCGTCACACTCATCTTACGCGCAGCTACCAAAGCGTCCGCCTCGACAACCATATAGTCTAGCTCCTCCTGAGCGTCTTTTTCTTTATTGACTTCAGAAAAGGTAGAGCCTGAGTCAGGGTGCAGACTCAAAAAATGCTGTAGTACCTGGTTTTCTTTTGGTACCGAAAGGAACCCGTCTTCAAAGACGATTGGTTCTAAAATAAAGTTTCCGTCTTGCTCGTCCTCGAATGGAGTTTTCTGATTGCGAGCATACCGTAAAGCGCGATTGACTTGTCCGTCAAAATACATAAGGGGCTTACGGGAGGTGTTGCGGGAAGACAGCGTAAAAGTTAACGGTGCCACGTCGCGGTTAAGCTTGTAGATTTTGTCTACGAGTTGAGCTTGTTTTTTCATTTTATTGAATTTATAATTTACAAGAAAAAAAGGGGAGGGGGTTTTGCTGCCCCCTCCCTTTCAGAGATTAGTCACGGAACAAGAAGAAGTTGTTCGCACCGAGCGTACATACAGCTCGCTCAGACAGGAAGTTGACTTCCATAGCGTCGAGGTCGCTAGTACGTGCTCCACCAGCAGAACCAGTAATCCAAGTCTTGTAACGGCGGTCTTCAGTTTCTGAAGCGCGGTACCGAACGTGGAGGAAAGGTCGCTTAGCGTTCTTACCCATAATTTGGTCGTATACAGTTGTTGAACCAGCTGGCACCAACAATCCGTCTACCTTACCGCCAGTCAAACCACCGCGCATAGTTGGGTCGTTCAAGTACTTCCAATCAGACTTATAGAAGTCGTAACCACGTCGGAAGCCACGGAAACCGAGGTTCAACGCCATCTCTTCGTCATTGTCAAAGAGACCGTACGAAGTACCGCCTGCACCGTAAGAGTTCTGAGCAGCCAACATATCGTCGATAGCAAATGAGAAGTCACGGTTAACGAAGATTACATTCTCTTCGATAGAACCCTGCTTATCCAATCGCTGGATGATAGTGTCAAACTCAGCCAATGTAGTTGGAATACCTTGGAATACGTTTCCTCGCTGGTTAACTACATAGAAGACACCCTCAGAACCAGCGTCTGTACTTCCTGCGGCTCCACCAGTTGCCGAGTTAGCAGCGTTACTCAAATAAGCCAAGGCTCCAGAACCAGCAGCAGCAGGTACAGCTTCAATCATAGCAGTTTCCAAGTAATCGTCGAAACGAAGACGTGTCTCGTGCTCAGACTTCAAATACCAAAGGTATCCAGTAGCTCCGTTTTCAGAAGTTACTTCAACCCAACCGATTTGAGCCATATCAGAACCGTTAACGGCGTACTTGTCCTTTAAGATAATTGGCTTATTCTCAAAGAAGTTATCTTGAGCCTCCAAAGACCCTGTCATACCATTTGTTCCTTTAGCAAACTCAGAACCATAAACAAAAAGGCTACAGTTAGTATTTTGAGCCATAGCTTGGTCCGCCTCATAAAGACGTACATCAATAGTAAAAGTTCCACCAGCCCCGCCAGCAACGTTACCTACAGTTTCAATTACTCCTTTGTTAGAAAGAGTTCCTGCATTAGCAGAAATCATAACCGTCTGACCTGGGCGCAAAGAAGCTCGGTCCTCGGTGGCCCCAAGGGTAACTGTATAACTAAACGCTGTAGCAGTAGCTCCACCACCTTGAGCAGTATCTGCATTTACGTTAGAATACTTAATGTGCAAACGCCCTTGCTCAGCCCACTTAATGAGGTCAGAGTTAGAAGGCATCTCCGCTCCTACCATACGCAAGAAGCCAGAGATAGTACGATTTCCGTAGCGCTCGAATTCTTTCTCGTACGTATCGGGGAGATACTGGTT